AAGCCGCTTTCAATTCCGGTCGAGAGATAGGAAGAACCGAAGGAATGCTATACTACATCAAACATGCTTCCGAAAATATGCAAAAGGAAGCAGAGAAGCTAAGTGCAAAATTACAAATGCAAAGAGCGAAAGTATAGAAGGTGTCATCAACTGCCACAGGAAAAAGTTTTTCTGATTTATATATTATCTCAGAAAGACGTTACGTGGCAGTTACGTCAGTAGGAAATTTAGAGGGCATCGGGTGTATTCTGTAAACTGCCACTTTACTACAGAATCCCCTTTGCCCTCGCCTTTTTTCGGAAATATGAAAAATTCATCATTTAACGCAAAAGAAATTGCAAAAGTAAACAATGTGGCTATCATGGCAAGTAATGATCCAAGACAACTAGTTCCTATCAAACCTATTTGTGATGCTCTTGGCATAGATGCCAAAGCTCAACGTAATAGAATTGATCGTGATGAAATATTAAATTCAACCGGGGTCATCATGACCTCGGTTGCAGCAGACGGGAAAGAACGTGAGATGTATTGTATTCCCCTTCGATATGTCTTTGGTTGGTTATTTTCAATCGACACAAACCGTGTTGATGAAGAAGCAAGACCCTCAGTCATTAAGTACAAAATGCAGTGCTACGATGTATTATATGATCATTTCTCCTCTTACGCCAGCTTCGTCAACCAGAAACAGAAACGACAGGCTGAGGATTGGGCACGTATTCAGATCTTGAAGAAAGAATTCCATGAAGCCAAAAATAAGCTAGCCAAAGCCACAAAACAAATGAATATGACCGTGGACTACTCATTTGAGCAATGGAAGGCTAACGGGAAACAGCTTATTCTTGACTTTGACGATTAAAATTCCTAAATCGTTAGACAATTAGGAGATTATTTATATTTTTGCAAAAAGAGTAGTCTGATAGATTCAGCCGTGGATTGTAGTTCCACGTGTGATGGTCTATCGGGCTACTTCTTTTTTATACCAGTCAAAACCTTATCACTATCCGATATACTATAAAGGACCGCTTTTCCTGTTATATCTTCTCTTACAATAATCCAACTTTTCTCACCTTTCAAGTCAATTTCAAAGACATGAGAATATTTGATCATAGGATTATCCTTGTGGTATTCGGTATACCCCTTGTAATCCGAACCGGCGAATACCGCTCCTATATTTTTAATCAATTCGTTTTTCTCTTTCTTGAACTTATGAGGCTGATTCAAGAACTCTTTAATAGACTTTCCTGTCATTTTAACTTGTATCGGAAAATCTTTATGAGAGAATGAGCTATTTAACAAAGACTGTTTAGCCCAATTTTGTAGTTCTTTTGCCCTATCTTTTGAATATTGAATTGAAATACTATCTTTTTCTACTTTTCTATCACTAAGCAACCATTCCGCGAACTCCTCATGATCCATCATAATCGGCGTAGATATGCAAATACAAAACGGATGCCATCCTGTAAACTTGAAATCTTTCGAATATTGCCCCGCCTTTGCATCACACACAGGACACAGGCCATGATTCGATGGTGAACGTTCCACCTCTATACCGGTCACGAAGTCCATATTCTGCCAACGCTCGTAGTCGGCAGTACGAAACGCTTTATTTGTTTCCGTCGCAGCCAAGCGAAGAGCATTTTTATAAGACGAGCGATAAACACCCTGCCCCGGATGATAATCTTTCATCGGCTGGGATGGGACCAATTTGCCATTCGCGTCCCTTACACGGCGGAAACGACGGTTGGGTTCGTTTAGTAATTGCCGTATATCTTGGCTGATCAACGCTGCCGGACGACCAGAGGACAAACCCGAAGAAAGATAATGTTCCAGATTATCCATAGCTCCGTCCGTTATATCCCAGACACGGGAGGATATGGTTTTACCAAATTCATCCTTACGTTTCAACAGGGTATTCAGCGCATCTGCACTTCTGGAAAACATCTTATCCTTCAACGTACTGGATATGGCCATATCCTTGATATAACCTGTTACCAGTTCATCCGCTTTCCTATTGCCTAAATTCCAGACATCGGTAACCGTATTGGATATATTGCTTACGAGCTGCGTATGCAGGTCATCCAACAGACGTTCGATTTGCTTCTCTATGGTAGCGTTGCCTATCCATACACGGTCACCTCCATAATCCGACCATTTAGCCAGAAGAGGTCCTATCCTACGGACAAACTCGTCAAACGAATACTTTATGCTACCTTGTTGCCGGAACAGACATTGCAGGAATTGTCGCTCATGAAATGATAGTTCTTTCATTCTCCATATCCCATTGTTAAGCCGATCATATTATTGCGTTGCGCTGCTGTATCTTCCTCTTCCTCCATCAGCTTCATTTCTTCGTCCAAG